CAACTTTAAATTGAACTAACGGCCAGAATTTTACGACCTGATTTCTTTGACCAAATCTATCTTCTTTTCCTACAGAATTTTCTATTCTTTGTGATGAAGTCTTGACACTAATATTTCTTAAATCGACAACAGGTGATAAGTAATCTACTTCCGAACTTAATAATAAACGATATTCTATTGAACTATCAATAGAATTCTTAAGTTCATTAATTGGGGAAGCGATAACTTTCTGATTTTCAAAAAATTGTTGTTGATTTAAGAATGTAGTTTCAAAATCAGAACTACTATAAGAAACGTAATTTTGTGTATTTGAATCTACCGGAACTATATTAGTTGTTCTTACTGTAGAATTAATAGCAGTTCCTGGTGCTTGAAGATTTGCTACGTCAGCAAATAATTTTTCATACTTAATATTCTTAGATGCGATTACCTCATCTCCACCACCTCTTCCAGTAGCACTTGCTTTGTTTGGTCCATCAATTGTATATGTGTCAATTCCAGAAGAGTCAACTTTATACAATGAGTTAACTAAATTAGAACCATTGATTCCAGAGAAAGTTGATACATTATTGAAGAACACATAGGAAGAACCTCTATCTTCAAATCCGTGGTTTCTTTGAGTAACTTTCAATAATTTATTGTTAGATCGGAATAAATCCGATGTAGCATTATTATTTGAACTTGCATCTGCTTCAAATGGATTGGTCTTTAATTTTTGATTTGGAACAGGGGCATTCTTTAATGTTAATATAGAAGAAAGTGTGTTATCAAATTTTGCTCTATGCAAACTAAATTTGAGATCTTCAAATAAATCTTCTACCCAACTATCTGTATTTTGAGACCTATATAGCGATCCTAGTAATGGAGAGGCACTAACATTAATACCTGTTGTAATTTCAAATTCTCCTAGTTGTGAAGTCCAGAGTTTATAATCAACAGAATCTGTTTCTATTTGAATAGCATAATCAAAATCATTAAGAAGATATACAGGGAAATCAAATTTAAACTTGGTTGGAGTTTTAGAGTCCAAAGTTGTTCCGTCATCTACAGCAATACCCATTCTTACTGCAGGATTTACAATTTCAATTTCAGATTTTATTGATGCTCCAGCAGCACCATTACCAATACCTTGAATTACAATTGAAGGTGGGCTTGTATACTCACTACCAGGAATCAATATATCAACATCATAGAATGAACCGTCAGCAATGGATTGCGTTACTGAAGCAACCGCACCACCAGGAAGTTGTGGACTTTCTACAGTTATAACAGCACCTTCATAATTAGATCCACCAGATTCTAATGACAGTGATTTTAATCTACCGGAGTCATTTGCAACTTTGACAGTAATATTTGAATTACTGATATTATTTAAATTGCTGATTGATGCTGTTGTAATAGTCTCCCCTTGGAAATATTCTCTTCCGTTATGATTAGATATAACCAATGTATATACTTGTTCATTAGTTATATTATATGAATCTCCTTGAAGTAAGTTAAGTTCAATTCCGTTTTTATCTAGAACTTTTTCTAAAGGTCCTATACATCCAGAAGTGGAACCAATAACATCTTCGCCAACTTTCAAAGTAGTTGAACCATCAGAGAACACTCTAATATATGTTTTGGGGAGAACAACAACTTCAGTGCCGGGAATAATATTTTTTCCTGGTTTACCAACTGACACATCAGATAAGTAAATTTTTAAAGGAATATTATCACTCTTTTGATTGAAATATAATTCGAGAGAAGTTACAAATACACCACCTTCATACCCTTCTACTTTGAATGTTTGGGATAGTGGATTTGGTTTTACTAATACATCTGTATTACTTTCAACAAACTGAACACCTTCGTTTGATTTAAAGTATGAAGGTTGAGTTGAAACGATAGATTGTGGACTTTCTGGTTTTACTCCAGTAGAGTAGAAATTGATCTCAGCATAAGAGTCTACAGTTTCTTTGGGTGCATTAGTTGAACTGGTAGTAAATTTAATTGTTTTTTGTCCTGAAGAAAGATAAATTCTTTCGGAAGTAATATCATAATCAATTTTTGTAATGTCTCCAGAATAGGAAACACCTTGTAATGGTGGGAATCCTGCGGGAACAATTAATATACCACTTGCGTTACCATTATCATCTGTAATTACGGGTGTATTAAAAGAAGTTAATGATGAAGATGCGATTCCAGTAAATCTAGAATCAGGAACAACCCATCTAGAAACATCTCTACCATCAATGAATGGATAAATTCTAGTGTTTGGTTTCATTCTTGTAACTACAAATGAAACTGGAATACTCCTAGTAAATACAGTTATATCATTAGATACATATACATCTCCAGAAGATTTTACTCCCACACCTTTCGCAAGTTCGTTATTATTTGGACTTACATTAGAAGAACTAGCAATAGAACTTTCGCTGTAGAATGATTCACTAGTTAAAGTATTTAAATTTGATAGATTATTGATAGTTCCGAAGGAAGAAGAAACACCTTTCCAGTTAATTAAGAATGAATCGTATATTGATGCAAACGCATTGTCGGGATCATTTGACTTTGAAATATAAACACTGTATAGATTAGTATTATTGTTGGTAACTAGAGGAACCAATTGTTGATTATACCAATCATCATATACAGGATCTATATGAATATCACCAACATATTGTAAGACCACAAATGGATTTGGGTTTACTGTTTTAGTAGCAAAAATATTTCCAAGCAATTCTTGCTCTGTAAATGGAAGAGTTACAACATTGTTGTTAATAACATATCCATCTAATTCCCTTTGAACAGATGTTGTATTGGATTCCTTTAATTTTAAACTATCTTCATATACCTGAGCTCTAAGAACTGATTGTTGAGAATCGATAGAACATGCATACTCAGAAGAGGATATTTTACCAACCCCATGACTTTCAAAATTATCAACTAAAAATCCTGCCTTAAATCTATCAAATCCAAACGCATCTTTAATCTGCATGTTTAGAGTTTGCTGCTCTAAAATACTTAATGCCGTGTAGTACTCTAATCTATCAATACGTTTTTCTAATTTTCCAATGTCTCTCATCGTATATCTACGATTATCAACAGGAACAATTTTTACATCCGCAACATTTTCAGTTAATGCTGGTAAGTAGATGTAATACAATGGAATTGTATCTTCAATTGCATCAGGTTTTGATGGATTCTTAGATGAATTTCCCTTTTTAACGATAAAGTTTCCTTTTTTGTCAAGCACTAAAGCATCAATTCTGTCTAAGAAACTAGACTCATTAAACTTAATTGCAAATTCTAAATTATTATCTGGAGCTATAGAAACTGATGGAGCTCCACCCTCACCATTGAAAGAAATATAATTAGCAGATCCTAGTAATGGTTGATCTTGGAATCCACTTGTAACAACTGTATTATCTACCTTAGGTCTAAAGTCAATAGCGTCTCTCAATGAAATATTTCCAGTTGGGGATTTATATACTGGAATTTCATCAATAGGTACTCCAGACTCATGAGTATATGAGTCTACTGTACAAAATTCTCCTTGGGAATGTTCAAAGTAATCAAATCCAATAACAATTTGTCCTGTAGGAATTTTTGCTCCTGGTTTTAAAATAATCCTAGCAACATCATAGTAACTTGGTCTTTGACCATCGTCAAATATAAAGTCGTCAGTAATATTTTTTCCTTCTAATAAATTTCCATTTGCATCTACACTAGGAGGTGCAGTTAAAGTTCCTTCGTAAATGTAACGTAATTTATAAACATCAGAATATGATGAGACACCTATTCCACTGTCGTCATCAAAATTTGAACCTCTTAATGGAATTACATTATCTCTACTTGGAACTACTAAAATTCTTCTATTTACAACTGAAGTTTTTAATTTTGGTTTTGCTTTTGAAACTTCTAGAGTTGCAAGCAGTTTAACTTTAGGGAATGTAGTCAATCCAGATCCAAAATATCCCTCAGGGAATGTTATAGTAATAGAACCAGCAACTAGTCCGCTTGTTTCATCTGTAGAACTTGTAATGTTTACAAATTCTGGTTTAATTACTACCGTGTCCCCAGTGTCAAATGCAGTTTCTGTTCCTTCTCCAGGATCTAATACAGTAAGAACATAATTTTCTGGAGAGAATGTAACAAAACGTTGTGTTCCAAATGGTAGTTGTGCTGCAAATGTAATGGGACCCGAAGTACCAGAACCAGTAGCAACAAAATCTCTCTTGAAGTAATATGTTATTTTTGAATCTGTAATATCATCTACAATAGATGAAACGCCTTTACTACCTGTTGGGAAAACTAATGATGCATTTGGATTGTCAATTTTTGGTGTAATTTTATTGACTACAGAATTTGTTACTTTACCTCGTAATCTAGAACTTAAATATATTCTAGATTTTAAGTTACCTACAGAAGTAGTTGCGTACCTAACAATTCCTCTCTGAACAACACCATCATCTTGTAAATACTGAATTACGTCTCCTTTAGAAAGATATGCAGCAAGATTAACATTTAATGCGTTAATTTCTAAGTAGTCTCCACCTAGTAATCCATTAAATGTAAAATTAGTAATATTTTCAATAGTAGCATAACTGGAATCTTGGGTTTCTATATCTGCTGTAAATACATTAGAACCTGATGTTCCAGATCCATATCTAGAATAAAATGAATTTACATTAGACAAACTGTAAGTATATACAGTATCCTTAAACAGAACTGCCGTTACATTTGCAGCGGAACCATTTGTAATAATAACAGTTGGTGGATTTGTGTATTCTTTTGTCCGGACAATATCATCCTCAATTGTTAAATTTAGAATAGATGTTCCACCACCAACAGTGTTGATAGAAATTTTAGATTTGTCGAAACTAACACCGTCTAATTTTACAGTAGAAGCAGCTGTGTAATTAAATCCTTGATTATGGACTACAAAATGTGATACAGTATTATTAGTTGCAATTTTTGCTGAGTATCCATCTTCATCAACAATAGTTTCTCCAGGAATAAAACTTCCCTGTTGAACTCTTAGATGCAAGATATTTCCAAAACTATAGTATCCACCAACAGAACCTTCAACTACGCCAAATGCTCCACTCTTACTACCGGATACATATTTGCCCTCAGTAAATCCAAGTGAAGAAGGATTTGATAAAGTTAATCTAGTGAAGAATATTGGGTTAAAATAATCGTATTTGAAAACTCCATTATACGATTCTTGTCCCTGGTTTGATAATCCTTTCGAAAGAATTTTGTCAGATAATGGATTAAATCCATCTCCAGTTTCAATAAATGAAATATTGCTCGGTTTGGAAATACCCACCAAAGGATTGAAGGTATCAGAATAATCAACTATACTACCAAAGAAATAATTTGCCCTTTCCTGACCTAAAGCATTTGCTGGGATAGCGTTAACGATAAAAGCATCATCAGTAGATAGTTTCCCAGTTAGGAATACTCTTCTTCTTCCATCAGGGTCTTCAGCATCATACTCTAAAAGTAGAGAATCTAAAATATCTCTCCTACCACATACAACACATTCGACATAATCTGTTTGTAAAGTTGCATCTAATTTTTCAGATTTTACTATCTTAGAAGATACAACTCTTACTGCTTCTGTTAGGAGAGTAACAGGAGTTGTAGTTTGACCGTCTGCGGTAACTGATTTAATGAACCAAAGATCTGAACCTACAGGAGGCACTAAATTATTAGTAACGATAATGTTTATAACTGCCTGTTCACTACCAGGAATAGGGTTGGAGAATGATAACTGAACTGCTCCAGTACTGTAACCAATACCCGCTTCAACTATAACATAATCTTCAATTCCTCCAAATGCATCAACCTCTGTGACTTGAATAATTAATCCATTTCCATCGAGAGCAATAACTTGATCGTCTACTTGATAACCATCTCCTGCCTGAATAACGGGTTGATCTGGATCTTTTATTGTACCACCAACAGATAATCCTAGGAAGTTAAGACTTCTTTCAATAACAATAGTTTTTAATGCTACTTCAGAAGGTTGTAAATTTAAATCAGTTGCTGTTGCTACAGCAAGTTCATATGCTCCTAGGTCATCATATTCAGTTGTGTCTACATTGTTGGGAATATTTGATGGTAATAACCCCCTAAAATCAGATGTAAATGCGTAGTCACTTGTTAATCCGTTGATGCCTACATCTCCATCATTGAATGATGCAAACATATAAACTGTTGGATATTGAGTCAACTCAACACCCTCAGCATTTACTGGTAGAGAACCATATAAATTTGTAATATAAAATGAACTATATCCGGGACTCTTAAGAGTTACATTTGCTCTAGTAATCTCATCCCTTGCCTTGTCAAGAGAAATATACTTAGTCTCTTTATTTACAATTTCGTATCCTTTAACATATGCTTTTCCTGGACCAATAGTTCCAACTAACTTAGTGCTTGCTTCAGATACGGGTAAATTGTTTACAAGACCAGTATTTGAATTTAATGAGTAGAAACCTAAATTGTCAGATTTTTGGTAATATTCTCTAATATCAAAATCAAAATTAGATACTACATAGTCACCAGATTCATCATATGTTCTTCTTGCTAAAGTATCTTCTAGTAAATTAAAGTCTTTTTGGCGAATTTTTTTCTCTACAATGCCATTTCGTATAGAAAGAAGTTCTATACTATTTCTATCTAATGCTTCTGAGTATCCATACTTTTTAGCAATTAGTTCTATTTTTAATCTATGCGCTCCAGGAGAAGCAAAGTTTGATGATCCTCTAGCATTATCATATAGCGAACTATCTTCTTCGGGAGTAACAATACTTTCTATAATATCAAATGCTACTTTTCCAGACGCTTTATTATTGTATGGGTCTACAATTACCAACTGCTCTGAGTTTTTGACAAAAAATCCATTAACAAAATAAATTCCAGATTCTACTTTTACAGCAGAAGCAAATCCCATTGCTGGACTAGATACAAATTCAGACTCTCCTGTATCTAAATTATCTACCTGAATAAAAGTTGGTGCAACAGTACCGTCAGTACCAATAACTAAAGTTGGTGTATTTACTCCATTGACAACTTCGACAGTCTCGCCCTGTCTAAAAGTCTCTTCTGTATTTGAATCTCCACTGCTGATATAGGAAACAAAAAGTGTATCTGCAGAACTCGATGTTTGTAATTGTGCGTCTAAAACTTTACATTGAACTCCAGACAAAAGTCCTACTAAAGTTTCTCCTACTAACTGAGTAATATCATATTTTTGGAATACAATTTCCCCATCTACATTAACAGCAACTTCAGAAACTGAAGTTAATTTAACATAGTCTAGTCTGGTATTCAGACCAACTTCACCAGGAATTACCAGTTGACCTTGCTTGAACTGGTAACTACCAAATCGTTCTACTTGATCCTGAAGGATACTTTGCAGAGTTGTTAACTCTCTGGATTGAATAGAATATCCCGGTCTAAACAAGACCTTGTGAAAATTCTTATCCCCGCTATAGTCATCAAAATATGGGGCTACATTAAGGTTAGTATTCTGTGCCATATTAAATTTTTATGCACTTATGTTTCCTAACCTTATTTATAGCCCCATAAGGGATTACATCAGAACTCAATAACTAGTTTGATGTCTTCAATCTGGTCGATAGCGCGGGTGATTAGTCTTCTGTTCTCAACATAGAGGAATTCACCTGTGTATGGTTCCAATTCAGGATAGAGAGCAGCAGCAGAAGCACCATCAAGAGGAGTTCCTTCAGCACCACCTGTAGAAGCAGTGATTGTATCACCAACCGCATATTGACTTACGGTTGCTGTTGGAGGTGTCTGGTGGTTAAGTGTTTCAGAACCCTGAATATCTCCAGCAGCATTGTAGATAGCAGGGTTAGCAGTGACTGTTGCAGCATCAATGAATTGATGTACCTTACCATTATCTGCGTGGATTGATGGATCTTGATAGTATCTTAGTACACCACCGCTAGTGAAAACAGTGTCGCTAACAGGAGTCCACTCAACAACGGTTCCTTTTGCTACTCTGGTTGTAACTCCATCAGCCAAAGTAATTGTTTGGGTGATTTCTTCGTCAACATTAAAGTTTGCGGTATAGTTTACATTGTCATCAAATACCAATGCATAAGTATTACGAGCTGTTTCGTAACTAGAAGAGTTAGCATTAGTAATATCAATACCACCAGTTCCGTTGTAACCTTTAGGATCTCTTAGAAGACCAATTCTTCTGAAGTCGTTGGTTACAGGGAAATCTCCAGAACCTTCATCAAATGTTAGGCGAATGTTTGCCATTACACGCTTGACGTTAAGTTGCTCTACAAACTGAGCATATCCTGCAGTACCCTTAGCACCAGCAGAACCATATCCACCTTGAGGGGGAATAACTACCTCAATATATGCAGTTCCGGTAGCAAGAGATGCGGCCGCAGCGGTGGTGAGGGCAGGGGTGGTGAAAAGTCCTCTCTTATATCCATCAGGCACACCAGCATTTCCAATTTCTAAGGAAACGCTAGCATAGGTATATTCAGCATCAGCCCAAGTGGGAGTATAACCTGCTTCGCCTTGAACCATTGCGCGGGCTGATACAATTTCTCCACCTGAGACATCAATTTTCATGACTTTCAATGTGGATCCATCTGCTGCTTGACCATCTCCGTTAATTGGAGCATAGTAAGTACCATCAGTAAGAGCCGTTCCTTTGTCTAGGATGATTCCTACTTCTGGTCCAACAACTGATACAGCGGCTTCAGATTCTCCACCACCACCCGAGACATCAAATGGTAGGAATGGAATGAATCTTTGTGATTGGAATCTCACAACACTTTCGATGTCCATCTTATAGAGTAGTTTCCATCTGTATCCATTAGATGTTGTATATACACCATTTAGAGTACAGAAACCAGTAGCATCAGCATCTGTT